CTTGATTTGGCCTCGATTTTTTTTAAGTTTCTCGAAATTTGCTTAATTTTTAGGCAGGGGTTGGCACGTTTTTTGACTGCGCGGAAGTGGCAGTTCGCCATTGGGTCAGGGCGTAGTCGATGGCCTTGCCGCCTATGTAGTGCCTGTATATGCCTTGATGTTCTAAAGATGTCTTGTGACTATGGCAACTCGTGCATAAGGATTGAAAGATGTTGTCATAGAACGCTTCTTTGCCAATGTCATTCCAACTGAATAGGTGGTCAACTTGGACCGCTTGCACTATGCGACCTTGGGTAGCGCATCCAGCGCACAAAGGTTCACGGCTTAATTGCGCAGCGCGAATCCGCTTCCATGCGGCGGCGTCGTACATTGCGTTGAATTGCTTTCGGTCTTTGCTTACCTTTGCTTTGTATGTGTCACGTCCACCATGCGCTAAACAGAATGTGCTTAACCGACTGCGGTTTTCTTTGCAGCCAAGTGAAGCGCATTTAGTGTTTGATGGAAGTGTTGGCATATGTAGTGGGGTACTCGCTGCGTCTGGTGTCTCTTTATATGCCTTGTGTAGAACAAGTAACCAGCATCCGCTTTCCCCCGTAAGTTAATTGTCCGTTGGCGGCGGCGATTCAATGATGTGCAATGGGTTGTTGTCTATCCAAATGTCAATGTCAATGCCGTTGCGTTCGCAATAAGGCAACTTGGCTTCACCTTTGGTTTCGATTACGCAATCCTTACCGATGATTTTGCCGATTGAATCGTAAAGGTCGGCCAGTTCGTCGGGGTCGGTGCTATGCGTGACGCAATAAACCTTATCTTTACGCAACCAAACCAATTGAATAAACACGTTCCAGAACTTTGGGTCGGCGCTGTATGTTTTGTGATAGTCAAGCGCAAACGTCAATTTGCCTTGCTTCTTTTCTTCCAATCCGAACTGTTGGGCTTCAAACATGGTGGCAAATGGTCCAAATCCATTTTTATACCAACCGTCGGGCTTTTTAGCGTAGTGCATCGTTCATCTCCGGTAATGGCACATCATTCGGCCACAATCCAAGCAATTGTAGTTTTTTTACCGTTTTGGTGTGTGCATTTTCCCAAATTTCCATTCTTTGGGCTTTTGATAGTCTTGAACCTTGGTCAATCATAGAATGGCAAGTCTGACAAAGTGCGGCGACCATGTTGTCGTCGGCTTTGATTGAACGACCTTTTCCAAATCCCCAATTGGTGTGTGCGGCTTGCGTTTCGCCGTATTGTCCGCAATGTTGACAATTTAGCGTTGCCACGGCCATCAATAGGCGCTTGGAACGGATGTAATTACGTTTCGGGTAGGACAACATCAATTCCCGCGTTTGCGGCCCATGCAAGCAACCATTCTGTGAATTCGGTGGCTTCTTGTTTGCTGAAGTCTCGCGTTTGTAGTCCAAGCTGTACCACGCGCTGATTGTCTAGGCTTGGAACAACACGGCCAGATTTGTGGAAAACTTCGCTGGAAAATTGGTCAACTAAAAAACGCTTCCAGCTTTCGGTGTCCCATCTTGCACCCATGTGTTCGGCTTCTTTGGCAATCTGGTGAATGATTGCGTGAAATAACGCATTTTGGTCATTCGTCCGTTTTTCGTCTTGTATTATCATTTCCAATCGCCTGTTGTTAGATAATGCGTCTTTGATTTTCGGCCAAATGTTTAATAAAACTTCATGCGCCTGTTTTGGGTCATGCAGAATTACTTTCATTATACCACCTCGACCACATATTGATTATTTGAAATAATATAATCGCGGGTTTTTTTAATCATGCGTTCGTATTCAGCGCGTGAAACACTTGAACGCTGTAAATCGTGGTATTCATACAAATCACGCAATGCTTGTAAACCTTTTGCAGTCGTCACCATTGATTTGGTTTTTTCATATCGTTGCGCCGCGGCCAACAGTTCCGATTGCGCCACATCACAAATCGGCAGAACTTCGGGTCCGATGCCGTTTAGTCCCATTGTTTGGGCCAAGTTCAGCATATCGGTCAACGCTCGCCAATCGGCCACGGTTGCTTTGCCCTTGCTAAGTGATTCAAGCGCCGACAGTTCCAAAACCCGCAATTTGTCCAATGCGTCCTTAGTCGTAATGGCCGCGCCAGCAATAGCGTGGGCAATCGGATCTATCAGCGCGTAGTGCTTGCGGTGCGTCCGTTTACGCATTCCCAAAGCCCAAATGTATGACTTGAACCCGGTCCATGTCGTTGGCAATTTTCCATTCGCGTTCGTTGCGGTTGGAATTTGACTTGACGATGTTTCCGGTCAATTCAATCAAACCCATCTTTTGCATTTCTTTAAGGCGGCGACTGATTTGGTTTTTGTCTAGGTTGGCAACATAGCCAATCATTGACGCGCCCATTGGTCCGTATTCGTCCAAGGCTTCCAAGATACGCGGAATGTGGTTTGCGGCCACGTCTGGCGCTTGTGCGGCGGCTTGATGTGATGTGATGGGGTCGGATGCGCGGGCGTTTAGCATTTCTTTGGTAAAAAAGTTTTGTATTGTATTGATGACGTTCATGTGTTCTTTTCCTTGGCCTAGCCGTTCTTTTGCTTGAGTTTGGCTTCAATCGCTTTAGCAAAAGTCGTTGGCAACGGCATTACGTCTGTGCGTTCTTTGTATAACTTATTCCAAACTTCAATCATGTCCTCATATGTCAGCCCAACCCATCCACGATTCGGTTGTAAGGTGGCAACCTTTAAACGATGTGCAGAGCAGGGCTTATCGCAAAGACTTTGGCATGGTTCGTTTGCCATAGGGCAGTAATCTGGCCTCATGCGTCTCTCCCTGTTTGATCCATCATCACGGTTCTAGCCAATGCTTCGCACGTTGGGCATGGAGATTCAATTCTGTCAGCCGCAGTTAGTAACAACATTTTTAAAGCAATGTTGTCTACACTTTGCGCGGCAGTTCGCAATGTTTTGGATAATTCTTTTTCAGTCATTCTGTTTCTCCTGTTGCTATTGTTGAAGCCGAATAGCGCGGTCATACCCAATTACAGCGTAAAGTTTTGCATTTAAATCGCCAGTTAAATTAAATGCTTGTTGATAGTGCCCAGTAATTGCCAATGCAAAACGATGCGAATCTTGAATTTTTTGACTTACGTTTGTATCTTCCAACGAGTTAATCAATGTTCGCTCACAGAAAAAGTAATCTGGGGCTTCGTCTTTAGTCATTTGTTCTTCTCCTTTTTTGCGTATTTGCCACAAGTGCATTTAAGACCATTCCAGAATCCGCAGAACAACAGCTTTTTTGCCCCGCAGTCCGTTTTCCATTCGTATCTCGAAATTTTTTTCCAAACACATTCAGTCATGTTTAGCCTCCCTTAATGCTTTAAGTTCATTTCTCAGGCGTGTGTAGCCTGCGTAGTGCAGGGCCATCTCGTAAGAGCCATCCTGTGCGCTCTGCCAATGTGCCTGTGCCTCTTTAATCTTTTCCATCTCAGCGAGTATTTGTTCTTCAGTCATGCTTCACCTCCTTCGGGAGTCCGTTGGCCTCTTGCTCGAATTGCGTTTGCAATACTCCATGCCGCACCGTTTTGTGGCGGGTTTGATAGAAGCATGGTGTAGTCATACAGTCGTTTATCTGCTTCTTTTGCACACGCCTCACGCTCATGCTGTGCTACCAGTTTGGCAAACTTTACGGGGTCTAATTCGCCAGCAACATAATCACCGTTGCTTTCAATAACCAAGGCTTGGTCATATAGTTTTGCAATTTGTTCGTCATTCATACCAAAGCCACCGCCAAGAACCAAGCCAACAAAACGGCAATGATGACCGCCAACCCGTAGTCTAAGATTTTTTCCAAAATCATTTTGTTTCCAATCGTGTGATGTGATGTGCCAAAAGCCATTTGTCGCCAAGGATTCGGACCGACCGAACCCATGCGCGGATATTGTGCCGAACCAAGTGGCGCTCAATGTCGGGGCGGTCAAAGTTGCGACGTGCGCGTTGTAGCATTTGTGTTTTCATGTTTTGTTTAGGCAAAAGTTGCAATGGTTTTGTTGGCTTTTTCCAATGCTTCGGTCCAATTGGAAACCCATTTAAAAGACAAAGTGCTGATTTCGTGGGCTTTAAATTCGTTTTTGTAGCCACGGGCAAACGTAAAAGTGCGTTGCACGTTGTCCCGTGTAATCTTGACCCATTGGTTGTCGCTGCGAACATATTTTTCTGTGAACCGTGTCATGTCAAACTTCTGTTTTGTGTTGTTGATGACGCATTGTAGTTTAGATTTCTAAACAGTTCAAGACTTTATGCAAAAAAAACTAGGTGGTTTCCCTAATTTTCTTCAAAACTTGCAGGGCATCATCCACGGATTCAACCAAAAACGGCCTAGCGCCGGACCATTCTGACCACCAAGTCATTTGACTTTCGCGTAGCAACCTTGCACTTGGCACTTTGTCACCGTCCTTAACTTCCATCAGAATGTTCACCCTTTTGTAGCCAACCAGCAAATCAGGACAACCGCCGCCAACTTGCCCAAGTGATTGAACGGTAGCGCCAGCGTAACGCAAAGCGTCCACGATTCTGTTCTGATTTTGGTCTACTTTTGCGGCGCGTCTCATTGGTCCAACACTTCTTTGAGCTTCATGCGGTAATGATGGGCTTTTTCGGCGTCATCCAGCGCGTCGGGTTTGCGTCCCTGTCTCATGCTGTATTTGATTACGTTGCCTTTGAGAAACCCAATAAATTCGTCACGGGTCAAAACGGATTCCATCACTTCCCAAGGTTGAATCTTCATGGCAACGTAATGAATGCCACCGACTTGGCCTTTGTTGGCTTTTGCGGAAATGTTTTTCATTGCTTCGTCCATCTCAGGCGTCCAATCGTCCATCTTTGTCCCCTTTTAAAAAAACCACTTTGATTTCGTCCCAACGTTCATCGCTGGCTTGGAAAACACGGGCCATCGTTTCGTCCTTGATTGCCAGCGCCAGCGTTTTTGATACGGCGGCATCCAGCAATTCGGCATTCATGACCACGGTTCGCCAATCTTTCGACCACTTCTTTTTAACTTGTCCAACGTAAAAAGTCATATCCGGCGCGTCCTTAATTGCGTGATTCGTGCAACAAGGGCGAAGGCTTCGGTTTTGCCGCGCTTTTTTTCGATTTCCTTGATAGTGTCCCGCCACCATGCAATCGCTTCTTCACGGCCACATTCCATTGCTTTCTTGTCAAACCGCGCTTTCCATTCACGCGCTTCGGATTGACGCATGAATTCCAATTCTGTGTTGCTATTGTCCAACTGCATCTCCTAAACACCACAAAGCCCAATTTATAACGCTGCGTGGAATGTTTTTATCACCCATGCGTACCAAATCCAAAATTCGGGCAGCTTCACGTTCTTCATCGTTGTAATGTTCACGCATGGCGTCCCCGCAATTGGTTTAAACGTTCACGAATATGGTCAGGCATAGGAACGGCTTTTGCGCGTTCTTGAGCAATAATTTCCAAGGTGCTGACCTGCTTTTTAGTCTCAGGGATTTCAGCGCCATCCCATCGTTGCTGGTTAAGGTAAACCAAAGGTGCTGGAATGAATGCCCCGTCCATCTTTCGCCATTGGTCCGTGGTTTTCATCCATTCAACGTGTTTGATGATTTGGTCACAACAAGTTTCGCAGTAAAGTTTGGCCCATTTTTGCAAACAAGCCGATTTTGCGCCTTTTCTTGTTGACTTAGGCCAAGCTGCCCAAAAACGTTCAAATCCTAAGTCATTCATCGTTTGTGCTTTCATGTGGTGAATGTAAACCGGTCCATTTTTCTTGTTGCTCTTTTAAAAAGTCAGGCAACAAATTAAACAAAAGCTTGGTTTGGTCAGGTGTAAACAAAAATTGCGTTTGGTGTCCACATTCAAAACAATCTTGTTTTATTACGAAATAACCCATGTCTGAAACATAAACTTCAGTTGGGTAACTGTTACTTAATATCATGTGATTTCCTTTCTGTTTTTAAACTGCTTTTTGGTGAATGTTTGAGCAAAGCACAGCCTAACCGTGGTCAAAACCAAAGTTCGCTTGTGCCTTCTGCTTTTCGGAGCCATGTCCTCGCATCGCACTGTCCAGACTATTTTCAACCACCACGCTCTAGACTTCGCCCACGTTCCCCGCTTTGGTTCGCTCATGTAACGGGGTATCTCATGCCCAACCATCGACGTACCGCATTGGGCAGTCCAAAAGCAAAAACCCCGCAAGATGCTCTGTGGTCTTGGCTCTTGGCGAGAGCAACAGCAAGACGATTGAAGTGACTCAAAAGACTCGCTTGCCGTACGACAAGACCACACAGTACCCTGCGGGGTTAATTTAATCACTTCATCGTCCAGATGCCACTCTAGACGGTTCTGAGTATACACGAAAATTTGCCTTGTCAATAAAACCATTCGGGCCGCAAGTTTCGCAAGTCGTAAAGCCGACCCTTTGGAATGGCCTTCCATTGCGACACCGCGCCTTTTGTGATGCCCAACAGTCGGGCCAATGCGTTCGACCCACCAGCCAATTTAATTGCAATTTCTTTTGTCATCCGTTCAGTTTACTATACAATGAACGTCCCATCAACAAAACAGGACATGACAATGGACCACCCGAACCGAACGCTTTATGGCGTTTTAAGCCAACTTCGGCAAATTGAAGATTCAGACATCACGCCATTCGTGGCGCGGCAGCTTATCGCCAGCACAATGAGCTTGTTTAATCAAGCCAGCGCGGATGTGTATAAGGCCACAAAAGACCCATTGATGGACGCTTTCATGCGCTTAGATGAACTTTGCGAATCGGAGTTTTACAAAAAATGAAAGTCTATAAAGCAATCAGCGACGTTCAAGCCGCTTTGTCGGTGCGTGGCATAGCCAAAAACCGCAAGACCGATTCTGGTTCAATCTACCATTTCCGGGGCATCGATGACGTTTATAACGCCTTGGCCGAATTGCTGCCAAAACATGGGCTTTGCATTTTGCCGCGGGTGTTGAGCCGAACCTGTGCGGAACGGGTCAGCGCCAGCAATAAGGTTCTTTTCTACGTTACGGTGGAAGCTGAATTCGATTTCGTCAGCGTTGAAGATGGTTCAAAACATGTTGTTAAAACGTTTGGTGAAGCAATGGATTCGTCCGACAAAGCCACCAACAAAGCAATGTCAACGGCTTACAAATACGCATGTTTTCAAGCGTTCAGCATCCCGACGGAAGCCATCGATGTGGAAATCGACAACCACCAAGTCAGCGGTGGCCCATCATTGGCCGACTTGACGCCATATCTTGCCAGCATGGAAAACGCCAGAACGCACGATGAACTGAAAACGGCTTACTTTGCCGCGCTAAAGTTTGCTGGCGGTAATATCCAGCTTCAAAACCAAATTCTCGACCTTAAAGACCGCAAAAAAGCAGCAATATGATTCAAGGTTCACCAGAGTGGTTCGCATCTCGATGTGGCAATGCGACAGCTTCGCGCATTTCGGACATCGTAGCAAAGACAAAAACAGGGTATTCAGCATCTCGCGCCAATTACATGAGCCAATTGCTTTGCGAAAGATTGACCGGGACGGTTGAAGAATCTTTTACCAACGACGCCATGAAATGGGGAACGATGCAAGAACCATTTGCTCGGGCCGCGTATGAGCAAGCCAAGGACGTGATGGTCGATGAAGTGGGGTATATATCCCACCCAACGATTGAACGCGCTGGTGCTTCGCCTGATGGCCTTGTCGGGGATGATGGCGCGATAGAAATCAAATGTCCGAATTCGGCCAACCATTTCGACATTATCATCAACAAGAAATACCCTAAAAAGTATCATGACCAAATGCAATGGCAAATGGCCTGTACCGGACGCAAATGGGTGGATTTTGTTTCGTATGACCCGCGAGTTCCAGAACGCTTGCAGCTTTACATTCAGCGCGTGCCGTTTGACCCGGTGTATGTGGCCGAATTAGAAACTGAAGTCAAATTATTTTTGCAAGAATTGGAACAAAAAATCCAATCTTTGCTTATGATTTGACCCGCAGTTGTCTTTTGGAAGCCTGTTAAGCCAACATTCAAGGATGCTGAACCATGCGGTTTTTTGGCTTTCTCGCATGGAATTTAAAAGGCCAAATTGAGGGCTTCCACCTTTTAGGACAAGACGTTCAAGGCGTGTTCAGCGTGTTGGCGGCGTTCAGCAAGGCCAATTGAACCGCCGTTGATAATCTTGGTGCATTTCACGAAATCCCATGCGTCAGCGGGTGCGTTTAGTTTGTGCGTATCCCAAAACCAACCCGCGGTCAATGCGGCGTAATGCGGCGTTGCAACCATGTCAGGGTTCATCACAAAGTCAACGCCAAGGGCTTGTCCGGCATGATAATAATTGGCGTGACCCGTCAATTGAACGCAGCCACGGCCACGGAAACGATACCCATCGCCCGACGCTTCATCGCGGTTTCCCATGCGGTTGGCGTAAACCTTGTTGGCGATACGCTTCGGCTGACCTGCGTATTCGTTGGCGATTTCCTGTGTTGGAAAGCGTTTCGGCCACAAACGCATCAAGGTTGCGGCTTTATAGTTTAGGTTTTCTTCCAGCGTTTTAAAGTTGTTGCATTCATGGCCGCATTGACCAATAAACATGGCTTGCTGGTGCGGCGTGGCAATGTTGAATCGCTCGAAAGTTTCGTTTAAGCCATCCAACCATGAAGGATTGATGCCCAACTTTGCTAATTGGTCATTGTTGAGCATTTACCTTTCCTTTCACGGTTTCGTATTGGTCTATACACGCATTCAATTTGACGATGGCGGCGTCGCCTTCTGCGGCGATGGTGACAATATCTTTAAGAGCCTGTCGCTCAGGTTCGGTTCCATTTTCTGGATTTCCGGCGGGAGTTCCGGCATCTGAACTGGCTTGTACGGGACAACTGGTTGGGAACCGCAACTCGCCAGCATCAATGCGCTGATTAGTAACAACTTGTTTTTGAGAAATTGCATTGGTTGCCTTTCGTAATGCTGCGGTTTTTTCTTTCAAGGTTTGGGCTAGTTCAGCTTCTTTTTGCCGCGCTTCAGCGTTTAGGCGGTCAATTTCGGCTTTATCTTCGGCCACGCGCTTTTCGTAACCTTTATGTTCAGCCACAAAGTAACCACCACCCAAGGCCAAAACAATGCCGCCGACTTGCATCATTAAAGCGTAAGTGGCAATCACCGGAAGCCATTTCGCCACATAACTGACGCCGTATAGGGCAATGCCCCCAACCAGCGCCAGCATTGCCAGAATGTAGAAAAGGTCGCTAAAAAACGTAAGAATCCAAGTCATGACGCCCCCAATCGTGCCGCGGCTATTTCTTGCCGGAAATCGTCCGATTCCAAATGTTCGGGCGGTGTGGTCGGCGGTGGTGGTGGACGCCAAGATTCGTCAAGTTCGGGATTAACAAAAACAGGCATTGCACCGAATGCCGAACTTTGCGGTGGTTGCACAAACTGATTTTGAGCCACGCAAGGCGCTGTTGGTGCTGTGGCTTGTTTGACCCCTGCCAACGTGCCAGCAACGCCGCCAGCGACCCGTTTGCCCACAATGCCGCCTATCCCGCCAACCAACAACAAAACGATGTCGTTCAGCATCTTGGTGTAGGCTTGGTCGATGGGAGCCATTGCCTTGATTGGTTGAACCACAAAGGTCACCGAATATAAAAGGCAAATGACAATAAAAAACAAAATGCCCGTAATCGCCAAGACAACGATGGCCCAAATGCGGACCTCGATTTCTTCAGCGGTTAGTTTGTGGTCCGGGTGGTTGCTGAATAGCATCAATTTGTTTCTCCAGAACGGGCGCGACCAAATAGTCCGGGCAGGTTTGCGTGAAAAGACAGCGCGGACGCTGGCATTCAGGGTCTTGAAAATGGTCAAAGTCTTGACAAACGTACCTGTAACGGTCCGAACATCCACTAATTGCGATGATGAACAGGATGGCTATTTTTTTTCGCATAGTCTACGGATTCCTGTATGAAGTAATAGCCAACCGTCCCAAGAACAATTACCAAAACAATCACCAAACCAATGATGAAAAATTCTTCTTGTTCTTGCTTTTGCTTCTTTGCGCGGTCTTTAGCGGCTTGCTCGGCAAACTTGTCCGCTTTGTCCATTTCTCCAGCGCGAGCTTTAATTTTATTCCAAACGTCAATTTTGCCGGACGTCATGAACAACATTTGCAGTTCGGTTTCAAACTGTTTTGTTTGTTCCAGCGCCATTTCGATTTGAATGGCGGTTCCCATGTTGGAAGCCTTGCCAGAATCTTTGGCATCCTTGACCGCTTGAACGGCGTTCGTTTTGGCATCGAAATACTTGCCCAATACCGGACCCAACGAACCAACGTCGTCAACCGTCTGACTCATCTTTTTGACAAGTTTTACGGCGGACTGTATGGCCGCTAGTGCGGTAATTGGGTCAATCATCTCATTTCCCCGTCAGGTTATGCCATCCCACCATAATCGCGCCCGTCACCAAAGTGATGATGCCGATTGGCTTTGCAAGGGACGCAATCCAGTTCAACACTTTCACTGCGCCTTGCGCCGCCTTGAATGCCTCAATGATGTCCTTTGTGTTTGACTCTATTGTGTCAACCTTGGATTCCATCGCGCAAAGACGCGCATAAATTTGTTCGTGCGTAACTGGATTGTCCATTTATCAGCTTTCGGGCGGCGCTTCGGCGGCGGC